CAATTGTTAAAAAGGCATAAAAACAACTTTTGACAATTTGCTTTTTTTATGCTTCTGTGTTATAATTATATTGTGATACAAAATATCACGCACCCCTTTTTATTCTTTTTGGGAATAGGAACGTCAAATGCTCTCCTATTCTTTTATTTGTAAAATTCAAAAAAACTCCACATTGTGAAGTCTTATCCGTGAACAAGATAAGTATATCATATTTGTGAATTTTTTTCAACTTATTATCATTTATCTTGACATTTATTATATTATATAATATACTTATAATATAAAGAGGGTGTAATAATGATTATGCTATTTAAAAATCTTTTTCATAACCATATTTTTTTTAATACTTATTGTATTTCCTTGGGCATAATATTCTCTATTACGCCCTTTTTTATGCTTTAATGGAGGTGTGTGATTGTGAAAAAAGGCGTTGACTATTCTATTTGTGAATTTATTGAAACACAGATGTGGTTTGTTACATACGAAGATTTTTGCGACCGTAGAACTGGTATAAAACGTTTGTATGAGCAGATGACTACTGATGCACAGATATTTTACAAGTGGTATGTTTACTCCAATGTTCACTGTAATGAATGTTACAAAAATGCAATCTGGGATTATTTGAATTTTGATGACATAGAGTATGAATCCGAGCTTACCAGATTAAAAAGACTTTACAAAGTTAAATAGGAGGAAACAATGGAAGAACTTTTAGAAAAATTTGAAAAATACTTGCAATTGAAAAAAAGGCCTTATATAAAAGGCATAATGAAAGATTTAAACTTACAAGAATACGAAGTTTATGGTTTGGTAGAGCTACTGAAACAACGTGGCTATTTGTTTGATATAATCGACGGCAAAGTTGTTAAAGTAAAACCAGTTAAGGAAAACGATGTTTACGCTATACCAAACAGCCTAGAACACTTGAAATTACTTTTAATAAGTGATACTCATCTTGGAAGTAAATATGACAGATTAGATATATTACGCTACTTATATCAAAAAGCAGAAGATAATAATGTGGATTATGTCTTACATTCCGGAGATTTAACTGAAGGTTTATCTGGCAGGCCACAACAAATATATGAAATAAAAGAACCGTCATATACAGGCCAACGAGATTATGTTATAGACAAATATCCTAAAAGTTCTATACCAACATATCTAATAGCAGGAAACCACGACCTTTGGTGGGTAAAACAATGTGGTGCCGACATTTGCAAGGATATATCTAATCAACGCCCAGACTTACACTACCTAGGAAGTGATTGCGAAGATTTAATGATAGGTAAACTTCGCGTGCGTTTATATCACGGCAAAGGTGGAAGTAGTTATGCTCGCTCATACAAACTTCAAAAATACTTCGACACAATTCCACTAGAAGAACGCCCACACATATTACAAACAGGGCATATTCACCAAGCGTTCTATATGAAGCAAGACAAGACACACTGTTTCCAAACGTCATGCTTACAAGACTTAACGCCGTTTGAGCGTTCAATGGGCTTTAACAATGACAAAAGTTGTTGGTGGGTTGATGTGGATATGAATGACAAAGGCGAACCAGTTTTAATAAAACAAGAGTTAGAAACGTTTGGTAAGAAGTTAGTCAAAAGAAGGTAATTTTGTATAATTGCCTTTTTTATGATATAATTTTATTAAATTAAAAGGAGAAAATATATGGAACAATTAAAAATTGAATATGTTGATATTAATTCAATAAAACCATACAATAAAAACGCTAAATTACATCCACAAGAACAAATTGAACAGATTAAAAAGAGTATTGAACAATTTGGTATGGATGACCCGATAGGAATATGGAAAGACGAAATAGTTGAAGGACACGGTAGACTAATTGCTTGTAAAGAGTTGGGCTATACAGAAGTACCTATTATTCGATTAGACCACTTAACTGATGAAGAACGCAAAGCATACACACTAGCACATAACAAACTTACAATGAACAGTGATTTTGATATAGATATTTTAAATGATGAACTTATGAACTCGTTTGATACTATTGATATGTCAGATTTTGGCTTTGATTTAGATTTTGATGTTGAAGAAGAAACTGAAATTATTGAAGATGAAGTTCCTGAAGTTCCTGAAGAACCAAAAGCAAAACTTGGTGATATATACCAATTAGGAAACCATAGATTAATGTGTGGAGATAGCACAAGTGAAGAAGATGTTAGTAAGTTAATGAATGGTATAAAAGCAGATATGGTATTTACTGACCCACCTTATGATATGAGTATGGGGGGGCAAGGATGCTTTAAAAAATCAATGGATAATTGCAAAGAAAGAATAGATAATATAATTAACTTTGACCCTTATGTAATTAGTTATTTAGCAAATATGGATATTCCTACATATTATATATGTACATCAAAAGATGGAGTGCCAAAATATATGGATATATTTAAAGAACATAATTTTAATATATTAGTTTGGTGTAAAACAAACCCAGTGCCATTTACTGCAGGAACATTTCTTCCTGATATTGAATATATTATGTATTTTAGCAAAAAAGGAAAAAAAATTTGGAACAATTCTTTAAAACCAACAGATACATATAAGAAGTATTATATATCTAAAAAACTACAAGGAAGAGAAGATGCAGGAGAAGATTTACATCCAACAATAAAACCAATAGAATTAATAGCAAATAAAATTAGAATATCTAGCAATGAAAATGGAGTAGTATTAGATATATTTGGTGGAAGTGGAAGCACACTAATTGCTTGTGAACAATTAAATAGAAAATGTTATATGATGGAACTAGACCCACATTATATAGACGTAATAATACAAAGATGGGAAAACTTTACAGGAGAAAAGGCGATTAAATTAAATTAAATTAGAGGAGGTGATATAGTGGCTAGTAATAACGAAGATAATCTTATTCCTTTTACTGAACGAACAGAGAATGAACAAAGGGAAATAGCACGTCAAGGTGGAATTGCTAGTGGCAAGGCTAGGCGTGAGAAAGCCACTATGTTATCCACACTTGAATCACTACTTGATGAAACAAATAAAAAGACAGGCAAAACTTACCGAGAACTTGCAACATTAGGGCTTATACAAGGTGCAGCCAAAGGATATGGTACTAATTATAAAATAATACAAGACTTAATGGAAAAGAAAGAAAAGAAAGACGAAGAACAAAATATCTTTATCGTTCTACCAGCAAAAGATATATCAAGTTCATTTGTAGATATTAACCGAGCAATAGATGACCGAGATTATCGTGAGTATTATTTAGAAGGTGGACGTGGTTCTACCAAGTCTTCATTTATAAGTGAAAAGATAATTGAGTTACTTGAAAATAACCCTAAAATGTGTGCTGTTATCTTGCGTAAAGTAAAAGACACATTAAAAGATTCAGTATTTGCACAATTAGAGTGGGCAATAGACACATTAGATGAAACATATCCAGGTTTAAAAGATAGATGGAAACTGACAAAATCACCGCTTGAAATGACTAACTTAAAAACAGGGCAGGTTATTTATTTTAGAGGTGCTGATGACTATGGAAAGATTAAGTCATTAAAAACGCCGAAAGATATGTATGTAGGTATTACATGGTATGAAGAGTTTGACCAGTTCGCTGGTATGATGGAAGTACGTAAAATAAATCAGTCACTTATTCGTGGTGGTGATGACTTTATTCAATTCTATTCATACAATACACCGGCAAGTTCACAACACTTTGTAAACATTGAAAAGATAATACCAAAGGAAAGCAGATTGGTACATTTAAGTGACTATCGTACAGTGCCTAAAAAATGGTTGGGTCAAGCGTTTATTGATGAAGCAGAGTTTTTAAAAGATATAAACGATAAACTATATCGCAACGAGTATCTAGGCGAGATGACAGGCGTAGGTGGTAATGTATTTGAAAATGTCGAGCTTCGCGAAATAACTGATGAAGAAATAAATAACTTTGATTATACATACCAAGGACTTGACTTTGGTTGGTTTCCAGACCCACTTGCTTGGACTAAATCATGTTATAACCCAAGCACACGAACACTTTATATATTTGATGAGTTTGTTGTTAATAAAATGAGTAATGCCGATGTATGGCAACATTTAAAAGACGAGAAAGGGGTGACAGAAAACGACTTAATAATAGCCGATAGTGCTGAACCAAAATCAATAGGCGATTTTAGAGCTTACGGCTCATGTATGCGTGGTGCTGAAAAAGGGCCGGGTAGTGTTGAATATTCTATGAAGTGGTTATCATCACTTGCAAAGATAGTTATAGACCCATCAAGATGTCCTGTGTCGGCGCAAGAATTTAGCACGTATGAGTTTGAACAAGATAAAGATGGTAATTATATTAGTGGCTATGTTGACGCAGATAACCACTGTATTGATAGTATTAGATATGCGTTAAATAATATATGGAAAAAGAAAGGACAATAAAATTATGTTAAGTAAAATATGGACATGGATACTAAATAAATTATTCCGTGTTTCTACTGAAACAAAACAAAAAGAAGTAGAAGATAATGCAAAATATGCTGTAATATACGAAGGCATAAATGATATAAACTTCGCTAGCATATTTTCAAATAAGCTTGCTAATTATACAATTAGCGATAGCAATATGAATATTAAAGGCGATACGCCAAGAGCAGATTTATTAAATAAAATAGGAACATCAATGTGGAAACGAGGTAAAAAGATTATTTCAATGTCATTTGGTTATGGTGGACTATTCCTAGTACCTTATGTTAAAGGAAATAAATTATATTATAGCTTAGTTCCGCAAAGTAGAGTTACTATTGACAGCACCGAAGGCGACTTAATCACAGGTGCTACAATACTTGCAGAGCGCAAAGAAATAACGAAAACAGTTGGCGATACTAAAACATACATACGTTGGACTAATTATAGACTAGAAAATGGCAATTGTATTATAGAACAAAAGTTTACTGATGAAACAGGCCAAGAATTAAAAACTGTTCCAAAATTTTGGGAAAATATCTTATTAAAGCAAATAATAAGCAATGTTGACAGAGTATTATTGGGCTATATTAAATCGCCTATTAACAACCGTAAAACACTCGATAAATATGGTGTGCCAATTACCTATGGTTGCGAAGCAACTATTCTTGAAATAAAACAAACAATGAAGCAGATGATTCGTGAATATGAATTAAAAGAATGTTTCGTTGGTGCAGATTTAACAATGTTTAATGGTGATAATGCATTGCCTTTAAATGGTTTATTTAGAAAAGTAAATGCCGATGGTGATGATTTTTTTGAAGTGTTTGACCCACAATTTAGAGATTATACAACTAGATTACAAGAACTATATAAGAGATTAGAACACGAGGTAGGAACTTCTTATGGAATATTAAGTGAAGTAAATAGCGTAAATGCTACTGCTACTGAAATTAAGAAAGCAAATTATGACACTTTCTGTATAACAGATGATATGAGGAGTAATGTGGAAAAAGGTATGGAAGATTTCTTCTATGCTTGTAATGTACTAGCAAATGCTTATAACTTATCACCACAAGGCGAGTACGAGTTAAATTTTGAATGGAGTTACAGTTTACTTGAAGATACTGCAACAGAATGGTCACAATTAACATACGGTCAAAACAAAGGTATTATTAGCAAGGTTGAATTAAGGCAATGGTTAAAACCTGATGAAACACTTGAAGAAAGTGAAAAAGCAATTAAAGAAATAAAAGAAGCAGAACCTAGTTATAGTGATATGTTAGGAAATAGTGAAGAAGAAAACGAAGAATAGGAGATATTATGAAATTAGAAAAATTTGAATGGATAAAAAACAATGGTTTATATGTAAACAACAAAAAATATGGTTTTGGTATAACAAAACTTGAAATTGATGGTACAGACATAAAAATTTACATAAGCAAAAAAACAGCATTAAATTTTGATGAAATGATAAAAAATAATAATGCAGAAGATTTTTGCAATCCTTATGAATTAAAAGAATATGAAAATGTAAAAATAATTGAAGAATAGTAGGTGAGTGCCTATGGCAAAACAAATAACCGAAGAACAAGTAGAAAGAATTATAGAGAAGTTAGTTGACAGAATAGAACAAGCCAATACCCAGTTTTTAATGAGTATTGGTTCTTCTGTTAAGAAAATACGTGAATTAACACCAACACAAGCACAACAATTAGTTCAAATTCTTAAATATGGTGGCAATTATGAAGATATTATTCGTGAAATTGCTAAATATACCAACTTGAATATTAAAGACATAGATACAATATTCGCTGAATACGCTAAAAAAGACGCGCTGTTCTACGAAAAGTTTTATCAGTATAGAGATATACCCTTTACGCCTTTCGAGGCAAATACAGCCCTTAAAACGCAAACTATGGCATTGTCTAATGTTGTGAAGAATAAAATGTATGATTTTACACGTTCAAATGTGTTGGGTTATACTATAAGAGATATAAATGGTAAAACACAATTTCTGGGTTTAAGAGAAACATATAATCGTGTATTAGATGAAGCGTTGCTTAATGTTAGCCAAGGTAAGGAAACATTTGATAGTGCAATGACTAGAATTATGAAAGATATTGGCGGGTCTGGTTTAAAAACTATTGATTATGCCAGTGGTAGGTCAATGCGGCTTGATAGTGCCGTGCGAATGGAACTTAAAAGCGATTTAAGAGAGTTACACAATGAAAACCAAAAACTATTTGGTGAAGAATTTGGTGCTGACGGTATAGAAATATCAGTACATATAAATCCAGCACCAGACCACGCACCTGTACAAGGTCATCAATTTAGCAACGAAGAATATGGCAAATTAAATAGTGGATTAGATGCGAAAGACTACAAAGGTAGAATTTATACACTAGACCACGATGACAAGAATGGTTACCGTCCAATTAGTGAGTTAAACTGTTACCACTACATATTCCCTATTATTCTTGGTGTTAGTGAACCCGAATATAATCAAAAACAATTAAATGAGATAAATAGTAAAAACAATAAAGGCTTTGATTTTGAAGGAAAACATTATACAAACTACGAAGGCACACAACTACAACGTAACCTTGAACGTGCCATCAGAGAGCAAAAAGATACACAAATACTAGCAAAAGCAAGTGGCAACGAGCAATTAATTGCTGACTCACAAGAAAAAATCACAATATTAACTAATAAATATAGAGAATTAAGCAAGACAAGTGGTTTACCTACAAAAGCAGATAGACTACGTGTAACAGGTTATAGAAGAACGAAAGTGAAGAAAAATGGATGATATTACAAAGGATATACAGAAATTAATAGATAAACTCGGATGGATTATAGACAGAAACAAAAGC